ATATGTTGTCTAAAGAAAGATATAAGTCTACTTACAGTTTCACTCCAACTCTCTCTTCTACCTTCGTCTTCTAACCAACGTGAATACCTAGACATGTGAATGAATGATTGATATTCAGTAGGTAAATAATTATTTCCTAATAATGATGCCATCTAATTCTCCTAAACTATTTTGTATATTTTTATTCTGTATTATTTTTATAGTACTTTCAAATAAATTTAAAGCATTTTCTTTTTCTAATGTATACCACTCGCTTTCTTTTTTTGCTGTTGCTCCTGTCTGATTAAAAACTTTAATCATCTCACGTTCCATATTGTGATAATCATCTACAACATATGCCTTTAAGAAATTAAACGATAGTCCTATAGAGTGTGATTTATATTGTTGCATTCTCTTTTTTAAATTAATTGTTTTTCCTATCTTAATAAGACCTTCTCTACTTACAATATACAACCAACCTTTTTTAACATCTAATCCTTTCATACTTTTTAACTCTTCATTCTCTTTTACTAAATTTAAAATTGTTTCTTCATTTAATTTATTTTGTTCTTTTAAAAATTTAATTTTTTCTGATTCATTAGTTTTATATTTCTCAATTTTTTCTAAAGCTTTAAGAGCACTATTAGAATGACCATTTTTTTTACACTCTTCATATTGATATACGTATTCATCTACAATATTAAAGCCAACATCTTTTACTTTATCTGAATTTTGATCTTCAATATCTTTAATTCTATTAATAATTTTTTTAGATAAGTCTGTTTTACCTGCTAAAAATTTATAACCTTGAGTGTGTGCATATTTTTCTGCATATCCTGCTTCACGTACAGCTTGTGAAGCATTACGATTAACTGCATAATGTTGACAGAACATTTCTTGTTTTTCATTTAGCTCCATTATATTATTTTTCCTTTTTCATAATGCAATTCTAATATCAACTCTGCGTAATGTATAACTTTTTCTATATCTTTTTTACCTTCGCCTTTTGTTCTGTGACGAGTTATGTATTTTACCACATTACCTTCCAAGAAGTCAAGCTTATTTTTAACAATATATTCTATAGGTTGTATAGCACAGTCTTTGTAATGACTTCCACCTACTTGTTTGTCTGTAGCATTATCATACTCATATGAATATGTTCCTTCTATAGATCTTGTTTTTGTTTCTCTATCTTTTCTTTTCATATAATCTCTATAACTTTCATACTTCCATCCTCTGTCTTCAGGATTTATCCAAGACTCTTCTGATTCTTTGTCTGACATATTTTATCTCCTTTGAATTAATTACTTTAAGTGCGAAACCTCTTGTATATTCTGCATCCATACCTGCATTCTCACAGACATACTCAAAGTTCTCACATGTTACACCTACACTACAGAAGAACCAAGCACGAGCATTAGCTCTTTCAACACTTGTACGTGATGATTCTACTCTTGTTTTTTCTTTTGTAGCATCTAATAATGCTTGGAATATAACAGATAAAAATAGTAATCTTTCAGGATTACTCTCTTCATACTTATCTATCTCTGTTAAGATTCCAAGATAGTCTTTGTCCATAGTCTAGTCTTCTATTGTTATCTCATCTCTAAATGTATCTATTAACATATGTGCAGCTTCATCAGCACTTGCAGCTAACTCAATCTGTTTAATAAATTCATCAATTACTTGTGGATGTTCACCTATACCCACAGGATTCTCCATGTATATACGAGCAGTAGCTAATGCTTTGTCTCTTTTAGATTCAAATTCAGCCAATGCAGTATCATACATTGCTTTCTTTAGTGACATCTTTTACCTCCTTTCCTAACCATCTTACTTTTGTTATAGTTCCTAAAGGTCCTTTACAAGAAAGATATTTTCTTTTTATTTTAGGTCCTCCTTTAATATTAATGCGTTCAACAAAACCATTTTTAGTTGTTTGTGCTATGTTACTTAATGCTCCTTTCTTATAATCATTTTTGACTGCCCATGAACTTAAACAATCAACAACCATTCGTTTACCATCAAGATAAAATTCTGCTTTACCTTTATAGGCGTAATTCTTTTCGCCTTGTTTCCAAGGTTGTGGTACTCCTAATTTAGCTTCACTCATTTTTCTTTTAGTTTCTTCTGACATCTTCTTACCTTTATGAGATTCACTCATTTTATTTTTAGCTTCTTCTGTATGAGGTTTATAACTCTCAATAGGTCTATAAAATTTACCACCTACATAAGAATTATAATAAGCAGGTTCATCTGTACCTTCTATTACAGCAGTAAGTACATCCCATTTCATTTGATAGTATGCTTCATAGTATCGCAAACTTCTTTTATTTTTATACTCTGCTATAACTTCAAAAGTAAAATGTTCTTTACCTATCTTTTCTATATCTGCATTTAAATATTTAGATGATCCTGTATATATTTCCCACTTATGTTTTTTCTTTTTCTTACCCATAGAAAAATATTGTTTACAACCTACATATGCTTTAGTAGTTTTAGTATTTGTTATAATATAAACAAACCCAAACTTATCTAGGTTAGGTACGAAAGGTTCTTCAGTACCATACCTAACCCAATGACTTACCATTCTAAAACCTCATCTACGTTAGGTTCTTTAGCAACATTCGTAAGAAACCTTGTACCTTTTGCATACTGAAACACACGTAATCCTTTACCTTGATTAGCATCACTCCAACAAGTACGCTTATGTGAACAATACAAGCAACCAATAGCAAGCTTACGATTGCCACTAGCTCCATCAGGCAAATCATCATAACACCTATCAGGTGGATTGTCTTGTTCCATAACTCCTTTAAGATAATCAATTCTTTCTTTAGCATTAATCATTTCCAATGAATGAACAGGAGTCAAACAAATGTCTCCATGTTGTTTATCTATAGCAAGAAAAGCAGCTTCATCTACACCATTACCTTCAGCATAGGCAGAGATCTGTGCAATATAACCAAAAGGATCATCAGAATATAAAGTTCTTTTAGAAAACTTTTCAAAACTTCTACCTGATGCACTCTTACAATCAACAAGAACACCATCAATCATACAATCTTGATGTCCTTTTATTCCATTAACATCAATTTGTTTTTGTTGATCAGTTACTGTATGTCCTGCTAGTCTACAGAATAATATTAATAAGTCTTCTAATAAATGTCCATATAAAAACTTAATTCTTGTACTAGGTTCTAAAGGTTTAGGTTCATCTTTAGAATGTTTGTCATACCATAACTGTCTCGTAGGTTTACCTATAGCAGATAGTCTCAAGTTACGTTTCTGTGTAGGTTTCTCTTTTAAAAACATTCGTAATGTTTCTTTGACACTCTTTGTAAAAGAATCTAAATGCTCATCTATTTCTTTGTCATTTAAATCTACCTCTACAAGAGGATCAAATAAACCATATATATCTTTCACTAAAGTATCTATTGATTTCATAATAAATAATGGAGAGATACTCGTTCAGTAGCACCTCTCCATCCTTTCATTGGTTAGTTAAGAAGCGAAGGATAATTCCTCATCAGATTCATTACTTACGAAGCCATCAGGAACTACTTCAAAAGCTTCCTCTGCATCAGCATCTGTGTTGTAAGGTATTAAATTAGTTACCTGAACAGCACGAAGATCAGCAGAGACTCCAGAACGACCTTTGAATTCCCACTCATATGTAGTATAAAGTACATTAACTTCTGAACCATTACCAATTAATGTGCCAGACATATTACGTTTGCCTGCGTCAACAACTTCAGGTGGTTTGTTCATGTTTCCATCTTTACGTCTCACTTTACGTTTTACTGTAACGAAATCACCTCTGTCATCATTCTTATTTTTGATGGATAGACCATCAGCTTTAGCAATGTCAGCATTCTTTTTATCAAGATTACCAACATCTATAGACCACACACCATCACTATCAAAAGTGGTGTTTGGACTTGTTACGCTTGCCCAATAAGCGTTTCCTTTAATAACACTCATAATTGTGTTCCTTTCCTTATTGTTAATAAATGAATTATGACACACCTCAACATTTTTGTCAAGAGTTTTTTTCATAATAAATGTTTTATTTAATTTTAATATTAAACTCATCTCTATTCTTGAGATAAGGTCTTTCTTTCCTTGATAACTTCTACCCCATGTTTTGTATTCAGCATCTTTATAACTCTCTACTCTGGTATTTTTATCTACAA